GCTTCTCTCTTGGTTGGTATTGTTCCAAACCATATTTGGTGTATTATACGTTCATTTTGCCGTAATAAATACACATCAAGATCTACAAAATCTAGATATGACATTTTCTGAAAATGTGATATCTTTTTAACACATAATATACTTATTTCTCTTAAAAAATTCTACACGTTCAGTAAAAAATTTTCTCGTCCTATACATATCACTATCTACGTCATCTACATAAAATGTCTCTCCCACATACATATAGAAATTCTGATATGGTATTACACCATAATAACTATCTATATAATCTACAGCTAGAGGAGTTATAGGGATATTTAGTTCCTTAGCTATTCTAAACATTCCAGAACGTAATTTACTTATATAACAAGCAGCTTTACTGACATAAACAAAAACATATCTGTCGTTATCTATATGATTTTTTATTTCTAATTTCATTCTTTCATAGGAATTGCCATTCTCATTTCTGAGTATAAAATGTTTAACAAGATAGTTTAATTTACTCTTCATAATAAAGTCATTTGCTATAACTATTGCCAAATTTCTTGGTATAATTATAGATGCTAGATTTTCAAATCTATCCCAAACATAATTACACACAATTATACTGGGCTTATCTGGCAATTTACCGAAATTATCGTGAAAACGGAATGCACTTTTAAATAAATCTGTTACATCTTCTCTTATTACTGTATCATCTTTTTGAGAAATATAATACCCATTATACCCCTTGATAACCCAACTAATTATTCTAGCCATAAACTTCAGATTTATATTGAAAATAAAGATGTAAAAAACTAACAAAACTATTTTTATATTTCTGTCTATAGGTAGCACCAAAATTACTACGAAAAGTAAAGAGATATTTACTATCTCTAATAAAAGTACTTCTATGAATGTTAATGTTAAATTTTTTATATAAGGTATAAGACATAATAACACAGTCGCTATTAGAATCCGAAACTTGTACATTTTATAAAAAATTCTCCCTCTTAAGCCAATTCTCTTCTTAAATAATTCAGCATATCCCACAATACCTTCACATCAAACTCATTATATATCCCTATATCCCTTATCCTACTATCCTTCTCTACATCGCATTTCTCTTCATACGCTTTCCAAGCCGTAACAGACGCATCTATACCAGAATGACATCTCGCCGTTAACTCTGTCGTTATCAAACCATGTCGCTTCATCGCTCCAGAAATCTCTTTCAAACCAAACTTAAAACAGTCTTTCACAACTATAGGTTCCGAACGAAACACTTGACAAAGGTCTGCCCAATTCGTTAACTTCCAGTTAGCTCTCTGTCTCTTTACCGCTCGTTCCCATATATTACAATCGGCATGCCAATGCCACATTTTTGGATATCCTCTCTCATTTACAAATTGGACAAATGTTTCCAGTAAGTCGCGTTCACCACTTAAGCTATTTTCCTTAGAAATAAAATTTCTATAGCCATTTTCATCATACACTCCAACCATAAAAATCAGATCCGTTCTCGGTTGAGCCGGTAATTCTTCAAACGATGCAAAAATATCTGTAAATGTCTCGAAATCGACAAAAATCTCATTTTCAGGGACTTTCCAGTTATAAAGATTATTACTCACTTTTTTAGGTCTAATTTTATCTACTTCCTGTCTGTTTATTTCTATGATTTTATCCACTGTAGAAGCCCTTGTTCCATTTACTCCAATCTTGTTGGCAGAACAATTACGGTCTCTCCAAGAGGTAATTCCGTTATGTAAGGCTATTTTTCTGTTTTTTGTTCCACAATACCATAGCTGTGTTATGTCCCCGATGGTTTCGGCAATTTCTTTTTTTTCCGCATTCCAGACACCAGAATCTATACACATGTTTGGGTAAAGTTCCTGTCTAGTTGGAGGAGAGACTTTCCATCGTTTGCCATATTGCTTGACATCTCGTATCCAACGTATTGCTTTGTCGGTACGTTCTTTATAGATAGAGTCTACTCCTTCGTAGTCTATAACACCTAGTTTGTCTAGGCAGTCTAGACTGTTAAATGTTTGTCCGTTTTTAACATAAGAGTGTCTTCTTCCGAGTATGTAAGCGTATCTAGGTGTGTAATTTTGCAGTTCTCCTATTCCCTGGTTATAAATCCATAATTGTGCTTTGTAAGAGGGATAATTTCCTGAGTTAAGAAGGTGTACTCCATCGGAACGGAGGGGAAGAGTGGAGAATTTGATATCTAACACAAAGTAGTAGAAAGGGATTGTGAGATTTTTAGGCTCTTTTGTAAAGAGGTGAAGATAGTCGCTTCTGACTAGAAAATCTACAACTCCTCGGGTGTGATTTTTCGTGTTTATAAAAGGGGCGGAATGTATGAGGGGGGTACCTTTCTGTATTTCTTGTTTAGTTTTCTCGATAGTTTCATCGGTAATTTTGTCTGAGATAGAAACGATGGGGTGAATGTGGGTGTGGATGTAGGAGACAAGACTTTTTTCAAAGTTTTTTCCGCGTTCGGTGATAAATGTAGAAAAGGGGTCAAATGTCGTTTTCTTAGTTTTGGTTAGTTTTAGCCAGTCGACGAGGGGGTCACCTCTCATATAATTTCTGATATCTGTGCCACTGACCCATATAGGGGTAGGTTTAAGGGGAAATAATACTGGGCGTTTTGAGCGGGTATTCATAAAAGGGGCATCAGCTTTTCGCTTCATTTTTTATAAATTTTTTATGTATTTATATGATAAATATGAACATATAATTTATACAATGGGTCTTAGGTATTTCAATGAATGTTTTAATACTAATATCCAAGCTGTTACAATTGGGCCATTTATATTTTCGGATGGTAAAATGTCTAGAGTTGTTAGTAGACATGAGAATATTCATGTTCAACAATGGCTAGAAACAGGAATTTTTTTCCCGTTTATTTACGCTTATGATATTATGATAGGAAAAATAAATGGTCTTTCATGGGCAGAGGCATATAAGAGTACACGAGCTGAGAAAGAGGCGTATTTAAATGAAAAAAATCCAAAATACCTAATCACTCGGAAAAGATGGGCTTGGTTAAAAAATTGAAAAAATATTATATTTTAAGGTTCTTTTTATAATGTCTCACCGACAACGTCTAATTATCGCGCCTGATTGGCGTATTTCTGAAGTAATGATGGCTTTAGCGAGGGGACTACAAGTGCCCTCTATAGGTCATCGAGATTATGGTATTCCACCGCCTATCCCTCCTCGTTTGAATAATAACCAGGTTCAGGTATTAATGGGTTTACCCGAAGAGAGTTTGAAAAGAGAGATTTTTCAATATGTTGAAAAATCTCAGCAAATTGTTAAGAATATTAGTCATTATATTTACAGTATAGTAACGGAAAATCAGAATATCTTATATCAGTATGAAGAGCTACGAGTTCTTCTACAAAAAAACTATGAAAAGATTCAAGAACTATTTGTAAAGTACAAACAATGCTTGTCAGCGGTTAAGTTTCAAGTAGTAGACCAAGTGTGTTCTATTTGTACGGAAAAATGTTCTGACATGGTAATTTTGGAGGAGTGTAAACATACGTTTTGTCGAGAATGTATATTGAAATGGGCAGAGAATAACAATCTTAAATGTCCTAACTGTCGAGGTGTTAGTGTATTTCTTTTCAGGAATCAGCCGTTGAGTCCTGTTTACAATCCGTTTGAAGACGTGTTAAGTAGGTATTATGGAATGGCAGATGAAAGGTCGGTAAAGTCTGAAATTATCGAAAATATTTTTGAAACGGTAGAAGGGATGTCTTCTGCGGAAAAACTCTGTTTTATCGGGCAAAACAGAGATAGTATAAAGAATAAACAGATGTTTATTCGGTTAGGTAGCGTAGTAGAGTCGTTGAATCGGATATACTCTTTGTTACATGGGTCTGTAAATGACTTTGAAAAACTACGGAAAATAGAAGTGTATTACTCTAGAGAAAAATTCGATTTGGAAGTCACCGACTGGTGTTTTCTAGAAGTGCAGAAATACCTAGATGAGAAACTAGCACGACAGTTACAAGAGGAAATTAGACAAGAGGAAATTAGAGAATCTCAGAATAGACCAAATCGTCCTATTCCTTCTCTGATTATTTTTCCAGCGGAGGATGATGTTTATGTCCCATCAAGTCCTCTTTATGTCCAGAGACGTAGAAATATTATTCAAACGCCAGTAAGTCCTTAAAAATTGAAAAAAAATATAAATATTTATATTTTTTTATAATGTCTCACAGACTTAAACTTGTTCGCATTCAGAGCTTAATTGATGATCTTAATATCATCTTATGCAAAATTCAGGATGAACTAGTTCAGGATGAACCGGATGAACCTATCGCCGATAAGCTAGATTTGCCTCTTTCTGATTTTCTTGAAGAAGGATGTGATTGTTTCTCACTTGACCATTTCTGTGATTGTGATAATCCTGGAGACTCGGAAAAGATGGCTAACAATTCGCAATCAGAGCTTGACAGGGAATTGGATGAGATTGAAAAGGAGCGATTACAACAATTGAAAAAAAGTAATATGTTATAAAATTATAATATGGAAGAAAAGGCTATTTTCGATGAGAAAAATAATTTATATATTTTTAAATGTCCTCATTGTGCCATGTTTATCGAGGTAGAAAAGAACTGTGTAAATTGTAGTATTTTTCGACATGCATATTTTTTCAGCCAGAATAACGGGCATGTAGTTTTAACAAAGCAGCTTAATCCGCATGCCCCGAAAGAGGTGTGTGATCGGCTTCTTAAAGAAGGGAAAATATATGGGTGTGGAAAGCCGTTTCGGATGGAAAAAGTTGGAGATTTTTACGAAATAAAAATGTGTGATTATATTTAAAAAAAATTTTTTTTTTACTAAGTATAATAAAATGACGTTTGACAAAAATCAGGAAAAGTGGGTACAGGCAATTCTTCTAGCTCTTTTGTTCGCGATAATATCCTCGCCCCAGGTATATAAACTAGTCAATATGCTTACAAGCCGTCTTGGCTTAGAAGTCTGCGATGTAGATGGATGCCCTAGTCCCGCTGGTTTAGCCATTCACTCGGTTGTTTTTCTTCTTGCTGCTCGTGGTCTTCTCGAAGCAGATATGAAGAAAAAACAGGAGTAAATAGGTCTAGTATTTATTATATTTTTTATAATAAATGATAGAGATAGTTATTTTCTCGTTAATATTCTGCTTAATTTTATTATTTAATTCAAATACTAGTGAAAAGTATGACTATGATAGGGAAAATCCAAACGCTCTAGTAAGTGGATGTAGTGTAGCAGGTACTGTCTATTCTTCATACCCTAACGAAACGCCGGGACTAGGGTGGATTTTATGAGAAAATTGAAAACTTTAATCATCTATTTATACCTGAATAAATGATCATCTTTGTGTATGATTTCGACGATACTCTCTTCGCGACATCCTATTTTACAGAAAATCCAACTTCCAAGTCAACTTTACTAGGCAACAGTATTTCTTCGCTATTATCTACCTCTTCTAAGTATGGAAAAGTCTACATCATTACAAACGCAACAAGCGATTGGCCAGAGTTTGCATTCAGACTTTATCTAACCGATTCCACCGATGTTATACTAGATAATGTTAGCATTGTCTCAACACATGATGGGTTCAAAAACGGCGATATTTCTACCTGGAAAACGAATGCTTTTAATGAGACATTAAAAGTTCATTTCCAAGATGGAAATAAACATCAATTAATATCATTTGGAGATAATCCACACGACCATTCTGCCGCTTTATCTATCCGAGAAAAGTATCCAAATGTACTAGTAAAGTCGGTACTGATGGGTATGAGGCCAACCTTAACAGAGTTACTTCATCAGCACGTTATGCTGTATGGCAAAATAGAGTCTATTGTAGATATCGAAGACCATCTAGATTTGGTTATGATTAAGCCAGAAGTTAATCACCGGCCTGTTTGCCAATGCAACCAGGATTCAGATTCCGATACTGATTCTGAGCCTCACCCTGATTAATTATACAATTTTATCTATTTTATCATCATCTATAAAGAAAAATTCATCTGATTCCTCTTCTTCTCTGATACAATAAGAAGGGGGTTCTGGATGTGTTTCACTAAAAGAATCTATCGCTTCGTATTTATAGGTTTTTTCCGAAGTAATGCCAAAAATATAGTATACGTAGTTAGTTAACCAATTACACATTTATATATATTAAAATTCCTTTTAATAAATGTTATTAGAAGGATTGACGGCCTTTATAATAACTATTGTAGGAGGCTTAGTATACTCTAAAAGAAAACGAAAAAAACATCTTTTTAGAATAGATTTACTAACCTCCGAAGGCTTAAAGATACCCTTTTCTACACGGGAAGGAGATATAGAATTTCTACAAACGCAGTTATATGATATAGGTAGGGACTTGGAGAAAAATTATTTTTTTCGAGATGCAAATATTACTGAGATTTCTGTAATAGATTTACAAACAGATAAGGAAATTTTTCATGTTATCCTGAAAAAAGATTCTAAATAATAAATGGAGTGTGTAAACAGACCGATAAAAAACTGCTGTTCTGGTGGAAAATGTAGTAATTCTATGTGTCCATCTACACACGATTGCTGTTGGCAAGATACAGAAAATGGTTCTTCGGCAACTTTAGGAATCTGCGTTAAAAAGGGAAATTGTGACTTCAAAAGAGGTATACCAAAAAAAGGCTGCAAAGACCCTAAAAATAAGTTAAAAGTAGAAGAAGATTCCGTAGAGTCTATCCATGCCGATAGTAAAGAAGGTTACGATGATTGTGGATGTTTTTGGAATAAAAGTAAGGTCGTATTAGTATTATTATTGCTTGTTTTCGTTATTTTCGGACTCGGAAACAAAAAATTGAAAAAAAATTTATAGGAATAATTTTTATCAATAAAATGTCAACGAAATCGTGGGATAAACTATCGAATATGGTATCTGAAGTTCTCAGCGGACTAGATAAGAAGAGCACTGAAACTGTTATGGCTGCTTGGAACAATAAGAAGAAAGAGGTCGCAAAACTATTAGGCGAATCGACTCGTTCGTCGAAACGTCAAAAGGACCCCAATGCACCCAAGAAGCCTAACACTAGTTATATTATTTTCTGCGGCGAACACCGTGATAAGGTTCGCAAGGAACATCCCGACATGTCTGCCGTCGATGTAACTTCTCGACTTGGAGAACTATGGAAGGGTTGCAAAGACCGTAAGAAGTATGAAGAGGCAGCAGAAAGGGATAAGAAGCGATATGAGACTGAAATGTCTAGTTATGTCCCTTCTGTACAATCTGATGATGGGGGTAAACGTACTGGACGCGGCAAAAAGGAACGTACTGGACCTAAACGACCTCTAACTGCTTATATGTATTTCTGCCAGGAAAATAGGGATGTTGTAAAGACTGAAAATCCCAATATGAATGGCAAAGAAATTACAACTGAACTTGGTGTTCGGTGGAAACGTCTTACAGACGCACAAAAGGCTCCTTATGAGGCTAAGCAAAGTACCGACAAGACTCGTTATGAGTCTGAAAAGGCTGGCGCTCCTGCTAAGTCGCCTGCCCCGGCTAAGTCGCCTACTCCTGCAAAGTCACCTGCCCCGGCTAAGTCATCTGCTAAGGCTCCTAAAGAGTCGAAGGCCAATCCGCCTAAGGAGTCGAAGGCTAAGGGTGCCAAGGAATCCAAGACTAAAAAGAAGGAAGATAAAAGTAAAGGGTATGAGTTGTTCTTAAGCGAGCAAAAGGAAGAACTAGAAAGTGAAAATCCTAGTTGGAATTCTCGCAAGATTACAACCGAGGTATCTAAGCGTTGGAAGGAACTATCCGATGAAGATCGTGATGCTTACGAACGTGAAGCAAATCTAGAGGATGATGGTGATGAAGTTGAACTAGAGGATGAATAGAATAAGAATTAATATAATTAACTATTATTTCAGTGAAATAATAGTAATTTACTTACGAACGGACTTGCGTCTAGATTTTCTAGCTGACTTTCTAGATTTTCGAACGGACTTGCGTCTAGATTTGCGAACGGACTTGCGAGCGGACTTTCTAGATTTTCGAACGGACTTGCGAGCGGACTTTCTAGATTTTCGAACGGACTTGCGAACGGACTTTCTAGATTTTCGAACGGACTTGCGAGCGGACTTGCGAGCGGACTTGCGTCTAGTAAATCCCAGATTAGGATGAATAGGATCACTATCACTATCACTATCACTAGATATGCCAGCAAATTCTGCTATATTTTTAAAAAGGTGGCGTTCACCAGGGCCATATCTATACATAGCCTCTAATGCGTTTGGCAGAATTTTTGCTCGATAGCGTAAAACTATTGGTCCATATTGTCGTTCTCTTTCTTGACATTTAGGAAATAAACATATATTAATTTTTGCATCCACATGTCGACACAAATAGGCAACATAAATATCTCTTATCATATATTCATATATATTGCCCCTGTCGGGAACGCTTTCAAGGGAAAAATAACTATATATTATATTTAAACTTTTATATTTATCACTATCTATATCCATATTCATATATTCTTTTACAATGGCTATTTCTTCTTTTGGAGATCTATCCTTAAATGGAAATTTTTGGAGATAATTAGTATAAGTATATTTATGTACTTCTGTATTGAAATTTATTTTTTCATCACTAATAGGGATAATTTTATACCAAAGAAGTCTTTTTATAAACTCAAACATATTTACACCTAACTCTTGTTTGTACCGGTCTTCTTCGTCTTGTGTTTTATCATCTCTTAAACTTCCTAATATATCTTCCATCTTTTGGTAATTTTCTTCACCGTAGAAAGGACTATATTCTGGTTTTAGTGGGAAGAGAACTTTATGTTGAATTTTTAACATTTTTATAGTGTTAATTATATTGTGTTTATTTAACTTATTTATATCTAAATATCGTTCGAATAGATATTTTTGTACGTCGTGTTCTATTGTTCTCTTTGTTTGATAATTATAATCATAATCCATTTTATTATATATTTAAAAAAAATTATTTCCTAGATTTCCATTTCCTAATAAAAAATGAAATTTTATACAATATAATAGTATAAAATTAAATGAATCTGTTTGGAAAAAAGAAACAGCCTGTTGTTCATCCAACGCAAGCAATTTCTAAACTCCAAGAAACGCAAACTATGTTAGAAAAAAGAGAATGTCATCTAGATAAGCAAATCGCAGATTTTAAACAACAAGCCAAGTTATTTATTAAAGCTGGAAATAAGATACGCGCTCTTTATTTCATGAAAAAAGCAAAAATTCTCGAAAAACAATTGCAAAGTACCTTTAACATGAAGTTAAATCTAGAAACACAGATATCATCCCTTATACAAAGCATTACTAACATAGAAACTATTTCAGCTATTCAGATCGGTAAAGATGCCTTTAATTCTCTAGATAAGAAAATGGACCCAGAAAAGGTAGCTGATGTAATGGATGATTTAGCGGAAAATATGAGTAAAGTAGAAGAAGTGGCTGATGCATTAGGTCAACCTATAGGTTCTGTATTAGATGAAGATGAACTTTTGGAAGAACTAGTAGACTCCGTTAAGGACTCCGTTAAGGACTCCGTTAAGGACTCCGTTAAGGACTCCGTTAAGGACTCCGTTAAGGACTCCGTTAAGGACTCCGTTAAGGACTCCGTTAAGGACTCCGTTAAGGACTCCGTTAAGGACTCCGTTAAGGACTCCGTTAAGGACTCCGTTAAGGACTCCGTTAAGGACTCCG